CGGTTTCAAATATGAAAGGAACCCTATTTAAAAAATCTGATAGCAGTTCCAATGTATTAGATGATCCTAATATACTACCTAAAGATATATTAGATATAATAGCAACTAGTAATTTTAAAAGCAGTTTAACTGAAAATAACAAAAATATTTTAGAAACAAGGGTAATTGCGCCATTAGAAATTATGAATACTTATTTATTTGATAATTCAAGACAAAAGAATTTACAAAGACCAATAAACATATCTGATTTAACAAGTAGTCAAAAAATTGAACTAGAAAATATTATAAAAATACTAAAAGATTTATATACTTCATCTAATTCAAAATTATTAACAAAAACAACAACAACTTATACATTAGTAAGTAAAAATGATTATCAACCAGTGCTTAAGGATGGAGTTAAATATTTATTAAACCCAGACCAATTTTTTGATTGTTCTGGTATTATTCATAGTGGTAATAGTGGAACATTGTCAGCATCCGATATAATAGATTTAAGCAACAATGATTATTTTGGAACATCTGGTATTCCTATTAGACGAGGAGGATTGGGAGATGCCAGTTATAATCCTTATGGAACACTCACACAAGCAGAGTTATACCCAAGTAATAAAGATTTAGAAATGGAATTACGTAGATTAGAAACTATACCTGCTTCCGGAAATGTTCCGGTCAATATTATAAGCACTTATTTAAACGCAATAAATAGTTTTTATGAAAAACAAATACAAAATTTAACCAATACTAGAAGTAGCACTTTTAGTCAAACACCAATAAATGATATATATAGTATTAGAACAATGAAACCTACCTTTTTTACATATGATCATACAACTAATAATGATTATCAATGTCAAGATAGTATAACCGGAAATTCCGCATTTAAATATTGTGGTCCATCCGCGTATTATGAAATTCCCAAGTTTTAGAACATTTACACTTAATAACTTTTATATTTATTAATTATATAATTATATATATAATGTATGGTTACGATCCTATTTTTTTAGAAAAAAGAAAATTAAACGAATGGTTAGACGAATCTGAGGAAAATATTGTACTAATATTTGATAAAAATAGTTTGAAATTTTCTGCGTCACCAAATGATTCTATGAAAAATAATTCACAAGACAAAATTTTTTGTTTGAAAAAACAATTTTTATTTAATCCAGAAATAAAAGACATATTTGTAAAATGTGCTTTAGAAAATGGTCAAATTATGGTAAAAAAAACATATAGTACTAAAACTTTTTATAATAACATAGGATATTACATTAATAAAAATGTTTTGCTTGATATTAAATCAATTAAACCTTCATTATTTAATAAACGCGTATTTAAAGTTTCAATAAATACAGAAACTACAGGCCAGTGGCAGGCAGCAGGAGAGAATATGTATATTTCAAAAGAAATGTTAGCGTTAAGTAAAATTGGACTATTTAAAAACAAAAAAATAAAAATAGACGCACAAACAAAAGACGGTGTTCAAGATAAAAAACTAGATAAAAAAAATATACCGTATAAAGAAGACGTATATTTTGAAAAGTTATTATCAAAAGCATTGTATGATTATTCTTTTAAATGGGATGGTCCAATAAATGCTTATTTACGATATGGCGAGGCATATTTTTTTACTAGTATTTTTAATCAAACATATAGAGTTTATGGAGACACAAAAGATAGTGCTCGTGAAGCAATTATAAATAAAATAGCAGATCTAGATAGAGCATTTTTAGAAGCCGCGCCAAGGCACGAAGACTCGGCAAAAATATATTATAGAGGAATGAAGCAACCCTTTGAAAATTTAGTAAAAGAAGGCGATTCAATAACAGTGCAAAATTTTATGTCTATTACTACAAAGTTCGTGGTAGGAGTAGGATTTTCAGGAATAAAAAAAGTTGGAAAAGATTTAGTAAATAGTTGTTGCCTATATAAAATTTTTATATCAAATGGTGTTCCATATATAAATATGATAAATACAACAAAATACAAAGCTGAAAATGAAACATTATTACCACGAAATTTAAAACTAACTTTTATAAAAAAGTCTACATTGCCACATCAATTGTATGGTGAAATTCCTGTAATAGTTATAAAAGTTTCATTACAAAATAATGACCAATTCAAAATTCATAGTGGTTGTAAGAAATTTTATTTAGGAAAATTAATACATTTAGACACTAATTCCATAAATACTAAAGTAATACCAGAAAAAGTAATACCAGAAAAAGTAATACCAGAAAAAGCAATACGAGAAAAAGTAATACGAGATAAAAAGAAACCAACAAAGAAACAAACAACAAACTTAAAACGTTGCCCCAATGGAACTCGTAAAAATAAAATAAGCGGTATATGCGAACCAATTATAACCAATTCTATTAAAAAAGAAAACACAATAGTAAAACAAAAAACAAAATCTAAACGATGCCCTAATGGAACACGTAAAAATAAAATATCTGGACTATGTGAAAAAATTACTGAGATTTAAATTAATTCCTAAATTAATTCTTTAATATTATTATTTAATAATAATAATATGAGAGATTGTTGTGTCAGTCATAAAAGAGCAAAAAAATGTAGAAGAAAAGACGGAAAACTATTTAGTCTTCCACGAAAATTTACTAAAAAACGATGTGCGCATATTAAAGGTTTCACTATGCGTTCCTCTTGTGCGCCATATAAGTATTGCTAAAATTTATTTACTGTAACTATAAAATAAATATGCTCCAGTAGCCCCCAATAGTTGAGCAATTATATAGACGACAAATTTGGAAGCATCTATTTTTTTAGATAATAACATCATATAACTTACTGCTGGATTGAAGTTGCCACCTGAAACTTTGCCACCAAAGTAAATAACTGATGCTAAAGTAATACCTATTGCTAAAGGATCGCCCGACATTAAAATTACTGCCAAGAAAATAAAAGTTCCAATAAATTCTGTGAAAAATTCTAACAACATTTTATATATATATATAAAATATAAATTATAAAATATAAATTATAAATTATAAAATATAAATTATAAAATATAAATTATAAATTATAAAATATAAATTATAAAATATAAATTATAAAATATAAATTATAAATTATAATGAAAAACATCAAACTAATATAAAGTTATGACTAAAGTTATGACTAAAGTTATGACTGAAGTTGGAATAAAATCTACTATTTATGACCCAGATACAGATTCTGTAAAGCATGTAAATGATACATATGATGGCAAACCATTTTTTAGAAAAAATTATGGAAAACCACATATATTCTTGGAATATTCAAAAAAGATGGAGCTAGCAATAGTTAAAATATTAATGACACACCCACATCCAAATGTTGTATATTATTATGACATCAATACTCGGTATGCCGACATGGAACAAGTAGAAACACATAAATCAAATCCATTATATAACCCCGCTTTAACACGCGAAGACTTAAATGAAATAATAGAAGTAATGAGTAAAGTAAAAGATTTTTTACAAGCACTAGGAATTATGTATGTAGATTGGAAATTTGATAATATGGGAAAATCTGTGGATGGAAAATATAAGTTGTTTGATTTTGATGCGTCTGGACTAAGTGATTTAAAAACACAACAATGGAAACTCAAAGCAAATCCTATGTATTGGAGTTATAATGAGGCAATTAAAAACGGAGCACAAACACCAAAAGAAATAGATGATTGGTCTTTTAACTATAATATTATTGAAGAGGGGGAAAAAATGATTAGGTTACCATAAATAAACATGACTCAATATTTTAGCATTATAATAACCTTTTGATTTTCTCTTTTCTAATGCTATTGCTGTTCCTCTTTTTTTTGTGCCAGAATGCCGATTAAAATAATTTTGCATACGTTTGCGATCATTATGATTTTTATAAGCATATAATTTTAAAGGAGTTCTGTCTTTAAATTGTTGATAATCTGATGCGCCAAAATGTATTTTCCGTATTTTTTGTGTTGCTTTATTTTTAACGTATGCTGTGTATTTTTTCCCCGTAATTTTACTTCTCTCAAACTTAATGATTTTTTCGTGCATTATTCTTATAAAATATATTTTATTTTATATTAACTATAATTATATAATTTTATAATTATATAATTTTATAATTTTATAGAATAATTTATAATATTATGCTATAATAGTATAATAGTATAATAGTATAAATTATGAATGTTCCTATTAAATATTTGCCTAAACACGTAAATAAAAAAGATAAAAAAATATTGTCAAGTGAATTAAAAAAATCACGCAAAGCTTATAAAAAACACTCTTATTATACGCGAAAACATATTGCGTCATATAAATCTAAACCTTCTAAACATTTAAATAATGTTAAAAAATTATATAATATTAATAAACTAGCACTCAATGCTAATCTCTCAAAAAAAACAGGCTGTTCTATAAATTCATTACGAAAAATTGTAAATAAAGGACAAGGAGCATATTATTCGTCTGGTTCTAGACCGAACCAAAATAGTCATAGTTGGGGATTAGCGCGTTTAGCAAGTTCAATTAGTGGAGGAAAAGCATCAGCAATAGATTATAAAATATTAGAAAATGGATGCAGTAAATCATCCAAAGCATTAAAATTGGCAAAAAAAGCACAAATAAAATATAAATATGGAACACATAGAGTAAGAAAAACAAAATTATTATAAATTAGCAAAAACCCAAAATTTTATTTAGAATACACTAATCCCGCAAAACCATTTTGAAACAATAATATATTATATTTTTCTTCTATAACATGTAAATTGTAATAATACTTATAAATACTAGTTGGGTCTTTTGATACCCCAATAATAGCACCCGTTTCCTCATCACAAATAGTGGTAAAGTTCGAACTTATTGGATCAATAGGAGGATTATTATAATTATTATACTCAAATTCAATTGTTTTAAACAAATTAGTATTAAATGCCCCGCTTGGTTGTAGTTTAAATGGATCAGTTGTTAATGTGAAATTATAACAATATAATCCAGTCTTTGAACAAGATCCATTAGATTTATTATATTTTTCCACTTTACTAAAAACATTACTATCAAAATCCTGTTCTCTATATTTACCATCACAAATTATAGCAAAATTCTTCATTATTTCACACTGATTGGTTTGTGAGTATATGTCTGGACTATATCCTGTTATATAAATGTTTTTTGAAGCATCACCATTATAACTAAATTGCGGACTATAATATTTATACTCACTACCGATATTAAGTTTTTCTAAATCATTTGGAATCTTGTCTTCGTATAACCAGTTAGTATAATTAGACCATTCATTTCTGGAAGCAATATCGCTTCTTTGAAAATACCACATCCAACTACATATTAAACCTTTAGACTCTATTTTTATTTTACTAGACTTTATTGCTTTTTCAAAGTTATATTCGTTAATTTCTCGTATTAAATAGGTCTGACTATTTTTGGCAAAATGTTGTCGCTCGGTTTCCTCTAAAAAACATTGCGTACATATTAAATGAACATTACTATTTAGTATGGTATTATAATTTATATAACTGTCATCATCAATATTTAAATCTCTATATGGCGGAGGATTTATAAATCTTTTAAATTGATAAGCCAATTCGTTTTGATTTGCTTGAATTTGTGGAAAATTGTTATAAGGTATAGGATTTGTAGAATTAGCATATAGCACATCTTTTATTGTATATAATTCCATAATAGGTCTTAATGTAAAATCAATAACCAACTCACTATATTGTAAGCATATTAATGGAAACGCCATTAAAGACGACATAGAAAACCAACTATTTATTGGTATATATAAATTATATTCTCGTATTGACGGTTCAATATTGCTTATATCAGGACTAATATTATAAATATTAAACGCACTTGGATAATTATTATTTCTATTATTGTAATTAGCAGGATCATTTAATTCGTTAATATTTCCTGTCATTTTATCAAATATTGCTTTTTTATGCGCGTCATAATCCCGTTCTACAATATTTTGTAAGTAATGACCACTAAATTTCTGTATTGTTGCTCCGTCAATTGTTATATTAACTTCTTTAATCATTTGACAACCAATATTTTTAATCCATTTAAACTCATATGGTCTATAATCATCATTGTGTTTTAAAATAGGACTCCATATTTTGGGTAGTTTTACTACTAAATAAGTATCCATTAGTAAATCTCCATAGCGTAAAATTTTAAAACTATACTTAGTAATTTTAGTTATATCTAACTCGGTTTGCCCTACTTGATCAATTCTAAATTTTTGTAATCCAAAATTAGTATATTTAGCATATGTTGATTTAAAAAAACTTTTAGTTGGATTACCTGTTAGTATAATATTTTGATTTCCTAGCGCTATTAAGTTTAACAATCCACCTGCCATAATAGTAATTAATATAACATTATACTTTTTATTTATGTTATAATATATTTTAATTTTTATATAGTAATTAAAATATATAGTAATTATAATTATTATGGTAGATATTGCTTCAAC